AACGAGGTCATCTCGGGGGAGGTTAGTGCTAACAAACGTTCCGAAATATTCAGAGATTTTCAGACGACTGACAAATTAAAAGCTCTTATTATTCAACCCCAAGCCGCCGCCCACGGTGTGACCCTGACTGCCGCAGATACTGTGATATGGTTTGGTCCCACCACAAGTTTGGAGACGTACTTGCAAGCCAACGCACGAGTCCATCGCAAAGGTCAGACCAGTAAAGTCACAGTTGTTCACTTGCAAGGAAGCACGGTAGAAGCTGGTGTTTATCAGGCACTACGAAAAAAACAGAATATTCATACTCAAGTTGTGGAACTTTTTCACTCAGAAGTTGACAAAGTAAACATAGGCAAATAGACTGGAGATAACCATGAGTGACATCGGTGCGGACAAATTGGCAAAGATTTACCTGAAGATGCGAGACGAGCTTCAGAGGATGGAGCGTGAGCACGAGGAAAAGGTTGTCGAGCTAAAGTCCCAAATGGAAGTCATTGAGTCCGAGATGCTCAATGTATGTAAGGAAACAGGCGCAGATAGCCTAAAGACTCCTTACGGCACCATCATCAAATCCACAAAGACCCGGTATTGGACTTCTGATTGGGAGTCCATGCATCGCTTTATTGAAGATCACAAGGCTTTCGACCTTTTGGAGCGCCGGGTGCATCAAACCAACATGAAGGCTTGGATTGAAGATAATCCAGACTTTCTTCCGCAGGGGCTGAATGCTGAGTCCCGTTATTCTGTAACCGTAAGGAGAAGTAAATAATGAGTGGTGAACTCTCACTTTTTAAAGGCAACCTGCCTGATTACCTGAAGAACCGTGGCCTTAGTGCGACTACCAAATCGCTTATGGGTTCGGCTCAAAACAAGCGCATCTCTATCCGAGGTGGTGTTTTCCGCATGATGGTTGGTGGTCAAGAGACTGCTAAATCTGAAGATCGTTCCATGCAAGTCGTGGTTGTTTCTGCGGCTGAGCATGTTAGCCGTACCTATTACGCTGGCACGTATGAAGAGGGGGAGCAGGCTCCTCCCGCATGTTGGTCTGCTGATGGTATGCGTCCTGATTCTTCCATCAAGGCCCCCCAGTCTTCTACTTGCGCTAACTGCCCACAGAATGTTTCTGGTTCTGGTCAGGGTAATTCCCGTGCTTGTAGGTTCTCTCGTCGTTTGGCAGTTGTTCTTGCTAATGACATGAATGGGGATGTGTTTCAGTTGGTTCTTCCGTCAACATCCATATTTGGAAAAGCCGAGGGCGGCAGAATGCCTCTTGAATCCTACGTTAAATACCTCGCCGCACATGGAGTTAACGTAGAAGATGTTGTTACGGAGATGCGTTTTGATATTGACTCCGCTACACCTAAGTTGTTCTTCTCGCCTGTCCGTGCTTTGGAAAAACCAGAACACGATATCTGTAGCTTGAAAGCTCAGACGACTGAGGCTAAAAACGCTATCACCATGAGTGTGGCGCAAACTGACGGGGTGGTGGCTAAAGCTTCTCTTAAGCTTGAAAAGCCCAAGGCCGCTACTAAGGAAGAGGCTGAGGAAGAAGCTGTCGAAGAACCCGTTGTAAAGAAAGCGCCTAAAAAAGAAGAGGCTCCAGCAAAGTTGGCCTCTGACCTAGTTAAAGAGTGGGATGACGAGTAACACTCGCAGTTTTCTCCCCACTATCCGCTAAGTGCATAGGACCTAGCGCCGGGCTAGGTTAGCGGAACCCGGCTTTTCTTTTTTAGGAGTCCATCGTGCGTGGCTATTCGCAAACAATTATTGATAAAAACAATACAGCCCCTGCCGGTAACCTTGGAGTAAAACTAGGTAAGGTTTGTATACCAAGAGGCATAACCGTAACATTTCTCGCCAACTACTTTGGCGTCACACGACCCACGATCTATGCGTGGTTTTCAGGAGAGAAGGCACCCAGACAATCGCAAGCGGCAAAGATAGAAGTATTCCTAGAACACCTTGGGGAGTAAACAATGCAGGATTTTCTACGATCCGTCCTCGCTGAAGAGGGGCATTACTGCATTGTAGGTATTAGTAAGGGTAAGGTTGTCCAGAAATTTGCACCGTCCATTGAAGAGACGCAGACACTAGTTGACAAGTTTTTGAGTGAAGACCGGGATGTGTACTTTGCTTTGGCTACCTTTATTGACCCTACGGCGGCAAAGCCTAGAGAGCAAAAGAATGTTTGTAAGATTCGTTCGTTGTGGGTTGACATTGATTGTGGTGAAGGAAAAGAGTACCCGGATAAGGCAGAAGGTCTAGAAGCGCTTATAGCGTTTGTAACCGAGAATAACTTACTAGAACCAACCGTTGTCGATTCGGGTAATGGCATCCACGCCTACTGGCCTTTAACTGAAGAACTCACCCGGGAAGAATGGCAACCGATTGCCAATTCATTTAAGCAATTCTGTTTTGACAAGGGGTTGCGGATTGATGCCGCCTGTACGGCTGATTCGGCTCGGATACTTAGAGTCCCAGACACTAAGAACTTTAAGAGTGACCCCCCTAATCCCGTTGTTCTTCTGAACACAGCTCAGCACTCCTATGATCTAAACACACTAAAAGAACTTTTGCCAAAAGCTGAAGCTGCTGTGCAGAAAGTTCCCCGAAAAGAACCCAGCGCCATGACCAAAGCGCTAATGGGTAATAAAACTACGTATTTCAAAAACATTGTAGTTAAGTCGGCAAATGGCAAAGGTTGCCAGCAAATTCTGAGAGCGCTACAAGAACCGGAGAACGTTGATGAAAAAACATGGCGTGCCTGTCTATCCGTTGCAGTGCATTGTGAAGATTGGGAAAAAGCTATCCACAAGCTATCCAAAGGTCACCCGAACTATGACCCTGCTGAGACGGAAGACAAAGCTTTACGAACCAAAAGCCAAAACAGCGGCCCGTTCAAATGCACCACCTTTGAGGAATACTACCCCGAAGCTTGTCAAAACTGTCCGAATAAAGGTAAATTCACCAGCCCAATTGCGCTAGGCCAAGAGGTAGTGGCATCGACAGAGGAAGTTATTGTTGAGGTTGTCGAGCCTGAAAGTGAAGAAGATGAAGAAGTCAAAGTTGAGTATGAGATCCCACCTATTCCCGAGCCTTTTTTCCGTGGGCGCAGGGGAGGCATTTACCGAACATCTAAGGATGAAGATGTAATCCTAATTTACCCGTTTGACCTCTTTGTGGTTGACCGGATTAGCGACCCCAATTATGGGGAAAGCGTATGGTTCCGTTTGCATCTGCCTAATGATGGGGTTAAAAACTTTACTATCTCAGCCCCGGCCTTAAGTGGTATAGATACAATGCGCACAGAGATGGCGGCACACGGTGTTTTGTTATACGGCAAGCAGTGGGCGGAACTGCAAGCTTATGTTTTTAAGGCGGCGCAGGAACTGCAAGTTAAACGAAAAGCACAACTAGCCCACCACCAATTCGGCTGGACTAACCGGGGTACCTTTGTTGTCGGCTGTGAAGAGCTTGGCAAAGATGGTGTCAAGCGTTTTGTGCCCCCCACCTCCTCGACTAGCGACATGGTTGACTGGTACAGGGCTGATGGCACCCTTGAGAAATGGAAAGAGGCATTTAACGGCTACGCTCATGCTGGGTATGAACCACAAGCGTTTGCCGCTCTTACTGGCTTTGGCGCTCCGCTCCTTAAGATAACCACGAATCACAAGGGAATACTTCTAAACCTAATGCATGGTGAGTCTGGCACGGGTAAGACAACAATTCTCAGAATGATTAACTCTATCTGGGGCCACCCTGAAGACCCGATGCGCAGTATTGACGACACAAAAGCTTCGATGGTTCTGCGTATGGGGGTGCTAAATAACCTGCCGCTGACGACCGATGAGATGACCAACATCAAGAATGAGGAAATCTCCAACTACCTCTACGGTATTACCCAAGGGCGGGGCCGTGACAGGATGAATGCTAATAGCAATACCCTACGGGTAAACAGGACAAGTTGGAGGACTATCGGAGTAGCGACCAGTAACGCATCATTCTATGACAAGTTATACGCTCTTAAGGATCTTCCAAAAGGTGAGATCTTCCGATGTGTCGAATATAACGTACACCATGAAAAAATCCTGACTGTGGACGAGGGCATCCGTCTTTTTGATGAACTGCTGATGGAGAACTACGGGCATGCTTGGTATCCGTATATTCATGCCGTCATGCAAAACCGTGATGGTATCGCAGAGAATGTCAAGAGGGTTTCAAAACAGATATCAGATAAATTAAATCTCTTGCCTTCCTTCCGGTTTTATGCCGCATTAGGTGCGGTTAATCTTGTGGGTGGCGAGGTGTCCAGAGAACTTGGGTTGCACGACTATTCGCTTGAGCGTCTGCATGAATTTTACATGGATACAATCAGCAACATCCGACAGAACAACATTACGGAAGAGCGGGGGGCCATGTCATTTATGTCTCACTACCTGCTTAAGTATATGTCTCAGCACTCCTTGGTTATTGACAGCACCGCCGATGCACGGTCCTCGTTTGTGAGCAAGCAGACCCCACGGGGGGAGCTACTTATTCGCATGGAGCCAGATACTCAACGGGTTTTTGTTACTGTCAAGCACCTCAGAAGGGAGTGTACCGAGGCACAGATATCCTACACCGACCTGCTTTCTGAGCTAAAAAAAGAAAAGTATTTGATCGAGGTAACCAAAAAAGGAATGTCAAAGGGCACTCAACTATCTACAAAACCTGTTGACGCAGTGGTACTGGATGCTGCTAAGATGGAGTTAGAGATGGGGGAGAACCCGGATAATGTGGTCAGACAAGATTAAATTTGTCATTCCATGG